CTTGCTTGGCAATCTCAGCTTCAGCCTGTGCTTGCTTCGGTCGAATATCATTCACTATAGTCCGTTTCAGAGCGTCTAATTCACCTGACAGAGTTGTTTGTGCGCTCGTAGTCTGCGACTTAAACGCTTCAAGTCTAGCAACAGAATCCAGCTCAATCCGCTTAGCTTCCTGTGCAAGCAGGGTACTTGCGCCAGCATTTCGCAAAGCTTCCTCAGCCGTGCGCTTAGTTTCTTTCAATGGCCCGTTGTCAAAGCTATTAAAGCGCTGATTGATAGTGTCAGACAGTTCTCTCTTGACTTCTTCAGCTCTGGCTTTGGCCAGTTCTACTTGATCGTTAAAGTCTTTTTTGATTTTGTCGACCTTTTGGTCAAAATCTTTATCTGCTGCTTCAATCTGCGCTTGGATTTTTGCTTCAACGCCATCTTGTTGCTTTATCTGCTTAGTAATCGTTCCCTCGTAAGAATACTGAGTATCATTTCCAGCCTTACTATCTGCACTGATACGACCTCTCAGACCACCCTTAAAGGTAAAGCTCTGACTTAACACGGGAACTTTAAAAGTCTCTTTCTTGTTGGTCTGAATGGTTACCCACTGCCCAACCTCAAGTAACAAATGTCCTTGGTAGTTGAGATTATACGGATAGTAAGTTAGGTTTTTCAGTTTGTAATACAAGTCATTTAAAGCGCTCTGGGTCATGAAGACATTGTCCAGTTCCAAAGACCGACCTGTCTTCATACCGACCGTCAGAGACTTCTTGTCCGTCTTACAAGTGATACCAGATATCTGATACTCAATCTCACTCTTGGTCAAGCCATGCAAGAAGTAACTGTCAGCGTTGATCGTGATATTGGACTCAGTCAAATCACGGATTTCCATCTTGCCTTCTCTGTTGAAGAAACAAGACATCCCAATCATCTGAGTCATAGCGCTCAGCATATCCCTAAAGGAAAGTTTCTTGCCCTCAGGAACTTGCTCAATATGATAACGCATCGCGCTGATTCCGAAATAGTCATTCGCTAACTCAATGCCTGTTTTCAGGCAGATTTCCTGAATAACCTCTCGTACTTCAGCTGGGAAATGCAAGTCCGTCACATACTCACGATTGAGCTTAAACATACCGTCCATAAGTTCAAGCGTGGTAGTGTTTCGGTTTCGGTCAATCTCAATATCGTTGATGAAGTATTCCCCCATCTTGACCCACTGGTAGGTATCCCCAACCAGTAGACCAATCTCAGGGTGCAGGGTATCCAGCTTATTGAACGTGGTAATGATACTGGTAAAGGTAATTTTACCGCTACCAGCGCAGGTTCCACCAGGCTTATAAGTATCGCCCTTGATGTAGCCATACTCAAAACTAGCCTCTTTGATATCCCGTGAAGTATAATCACCAACACGAATAGCCAGCGTCCTTTCCTTGGCAAACATGGCTCTGTCAAATTGTCGTCTAGTTAAAGCGTCCATTTTCTTACCTCTCTACCAGATTAAATTTAGCGCCAGACCAAGGTTTAAACTTCTCAGTAAAGGTATAGCTAGGAGCTGTCCTATCACCGACATAGAAAGTCTTTGTGACTTGGCCATCCATGGGGTCTGGATAAGACACCTCAAAAAATTTAGATGATACAGCATGTAAAAGCTGACTTATTTCTCCCTGAGTCATCATACCCCATTCACAGTCTAGTTTGCGTTTGGTCGTGATACGGTCACGCACCATGTCGCCATTGGCATTACGCCCTGTCTCTCCATCGATATCTTGAATACCGACTTGAAAAGATTTGGGAGGCTTCACAGCCACCCCATTGATTGTCAATTGTGCCATTTAACCTCCTAAATCTTGAGCAAGGTTTGACCTGCTCGTTCATGTTCCTTGTTAATTTCTTGGATAGCTACCCGTCCGAACTCATGTCCTGCAATTTGAATAACGATGTCGCCGTCGCCAGAAAAACCACCTTGTGGACTAATACCAGCCATGGCATTTACTACCGCACTGCTGACAACTCGCCCAAGGGTTTGGATAAAGCCTGTATTTTCAAGTGGTACGACCGCTTCTTTACCAGCTTCACCAATCATGGCGATTGTTGGGCTATCGACGATACCACCACGGGCAAGACGAGGGAGGCTAACTGTGCTTACACTACCAACCCATCCTAGACCAGGTAAGTTTCTGACAACGCCTAAAACTCCATTAATCATTCCGATGAAGCCATTGACTACATTTTCAATCGTTCCAAGAACCGCATTGACCGCACTTCTGAAAGCCCCACCTACAGCGCTACCAACCTTTTGTCCAGCATTGACAAATATGCTTTGAACCGTTGACCATACACCGCTGAAGAAGCCACCAATTGAACTAAACGCGTTCTTGACTGCATTATAAGCACTAGTAAACATATTCCCAAACCAAGAAGATACATTCGCAAGAACACTTGTAACATCGTTCCACCTCTCACCAAACCAAGAACCTAGTTTGCTAAAGATATTGGTTAGACCAGTCCATGCTTTTTGGAACATGTCAGTAAACCATGCCCCGATATTAGCCAAGGCACTAGTCACATCCGCCCAACGTTGTCCGAACCATGAGCCGATTGGAGTGAAGATATTAACGATAGCGTCCCATGCTTGCTGGAATTTCTCGCCAAACCATTGACCTATCGGCTCAAAGATTTCTTGTAGTTTCGTCCATAGACCGCTGAAAAATTCGCCAATCGCTTGACAAATACCACTGATAAAATCACATAGTCCTTGCCATGCAGTTTTAGCAAACTCAACAACGGTGTCCCAATTTTGGTAAAGCAAGACACCAATAGCAATCAAAGCTGCGATTGCTGCAATAACCCATGTTATTGGACTTGTCAAAACAGCTAACGCTGCATTAAAAGCCCATGTTGCAGCTGTAGCGACTCCTGCTGCAACAGAATGTGCAAATTCCGCCGCGGTTGCTAATCCCATTTTCGCTGCATGAGCAGTCCATGCTAGAGCTGATTTACCAAGTTCTAAAGCAGTTTTTCCTAGCTGTGCAATTGTTTTACCTGAATTGACCACAAAATCTTTTGCATATAAGGTGTTCAAATAGATTGTTTCAGCAAAACTGACCAACTTATCAAATGTCAATGCTTTAATAGCAAGACCTAGATTCTTAATCCCTCCAACAATCGAAGAGATCTTACTACCTAACAAGCTGAATGCTCCTGCAAGTCCTCCAGCTTGTTCTGCCCATGATAAGAAATTAATCGTTTGCCAAGTTGTTATCAAAGCTACGATAGGTTCTTTGTTTTCTTTACACCAGTCAGAAAAAACGGTGAAACCATCTGCCACTAACTTAATAGCATCCGCCAATAGTCCCAAAGTGGCTAAAAGGCCACCTCCTAATAAATCTGAAATTCCTTCAATACTAACACCGAATACTCCTGATAAAAACTCAGCAAAAGGTTGCCAGGAATTCTCCCAGAGAATCTGAATAATGTCAATTAGCCCATTAAAAGCATTAGCAATAGAGTTAATAGCAGGGACTACATGTTCATCATAAACACGACTTAAGCCATCGCCAAATTTGTTAACAGACCTTTCAATGCTCTCAAATACAGGCGCAACAGTATCTAATAAACTTTGGAAGACTGATGAAATTTTAGGAGCGCTTGTCACAACGACTTTTTCAAAACCTTTAAACAAACTTCCTGCTAATTTACTACCAACTTCAACAATGGTAGATGTCAAACTCAACAGAGTTGACACAATAGCGCTACCGATACGAACCGCACCAGTTGAGGTAATGACGTCGTAGAAAGCACTAGAAAAGTCCTGAGCTATGTTTCCTACTGCCTCGGAAATGTTACCAATATTATCAAACAAAGCGACTAGCGCCCTGGTAATGCGTTCTTTTTGCCTTCCAAGGCCATTTGCAATACTTTCGGCAAGGAAAACACCGATACCTAGCCCGATAGTAGCTATTGAGCCTGTCACTTGCCCTAAAGCATAAGCAATTTTCTCAGCCATTCGGTTAAAGGCATTCACAACCCTTGGGTCAGTGGCGATTTCTCCCATTGTCTTAGCTATTTGGTCTAAGGCAGTCTTAATGCGTTCTATACCTTCTGGTCTAAATGCTGCATCAAAACCTTTCTTGAAGGGGTCAAACAACCCTTTGAGCTTATCTCCAAGACCATCAAAAATGCTCTTGAATTTGTTGTCCATGTCGGTCAACTCGACTTCTGGCAAGATGTCTTTGAAAGGTCCGCCACCGCCTCCCTTTCCTTTACCACCTTTGCCACCGCCTCCAGAACCGCCTGCGTCGTCATCTTTTGGTTTTTGCAAGATGTTAATCTCATCAAATCCCAAAAGACCTAGCAACTCTTTAGCGGCCTTCTTAGCGTTTTTGGCGGAGTCTCCAAGATTTTCAGCAAGTCCTCCTGCTGAATCTCCAGCGTCGTCTACTGCGTCAGCAAGGTCTCCTGCTCCGCCTGCAGCGTCTTTCATGGCGTTACCCATGTCTCCAACTGCTCCACCAACACCATCTTTCACTGTTGCTTTCTTGTTGAACATCAAAGCGATAAACTCAGCGAGTTTAGCCGTCACGTTCTTCAAAACCATAGCAAAAGAGTTCAAGACAGGCATAATGGCATTGATAATCGGTAACATAGAGTTACCAAGGTTCAATGCTGCGTCCTTCATCAGCGACTTAAACAGGCTGATACGACCATTTACAGAATTAGACAAGGTATTCCCATACTTAGCTGTGGCCTGTTCCAGGATAGCCATTAGGCGGATTTGTTGCTGGGTTTGAAAGTCGAGTTGGTCCCAACTTTGACCATTTGAGAAACGTTTAAAAGCTTCAGTGGACTTAATCATAGCCACATTGACGTTGATTCCTAGGTCCTCAATTGCTTCGGTGTTCCCTAGTAGACCTGAGCGAATCCGCTCCATAACGTCTGTAATCGTGCGCCCTGAACCTTCAGCAACCACTGCCGATGTCTGCAACATCTTAGCAGTATAGGCGCTTAGCTTGTTGGTATCTTTGATAAATCCAGAAAATAAGTTTGAATAGACTGCACCGTAGTTGGTCGCCTCACCCACTCCCATATTCATAGCGTTGGCGTTATCGTTAACCCATTTCAAGAAAGATTGCGAACTCTCGCCCATCTGTCGCTTGATTTGGTTCATAGACGCTGACACTTCAAGAGCTGTCTGCGTTGAATACATTCCAACATCAAGTAATTTCTTACCAAGGATTGCAAAACCAGCAAACTTAGCCAGCTTACCAAACGCACTACCGATTGAGTTCGACTGTTCACGAACTTTGGCAGTGGCATTTTTCACTTGGTCAGATGTTCCTTTGACCTGATTCTCGACTTCTTTCATCTTTTTCCTGAAAGGCGCTATCTCAGCGTCAATCATGACCTTCAATTCATCAAGAGTTGCCATTTACTTCCTCCTTCCTTTTTCGATTATGTCTCTCTGCAAAATCACGCATCCGTTCCTTATGCAACAAAAGCGCTTGTCTCTGTCGTTCCTGTTCTACTGCTTGCTGTTCTTCTACAAACAACTCAGGCGCATATTCCCAAAGCTCAACAATCTTAGCGTCATTGGACAGTAATAAGGAAACATGATTAGTTATCATTCGCGAAAGTATGTACGAGTCAATAATCTTTTCTTTACGCTCTTGGATTTTGACACGGTTGTAGCTTTCTATCATTTCCCTGATTTCAAGCACCGTTAAATCCCAAAAATCAAGAGGCTTGCCCCCGATGTCTAAAAACATAGGATAAAGCCTCTCAATAATCTGCGTTACCGTTAAGATTACTCGACTACTGTCATTTTCTTCTTGGAAGTTTTCTTGTCCTTGCTTCCTCGTGGAGTAAAACCCGATACTTCAAATAGCGGCATCAACACCTCTGTCATGAATGTCGTTTGGTCTCCGCCGTTATCCACGTATTCATCGTATAGGTCGTAGACATCTTCAAAGGAATACCCATGTTCATACTGCTGCAAGGCTCCATGAACTAACAACAGCATAACTTTCAAAGGCGGTAAAGTGAACTCTTCGCCAGCTTCAGGCATGAAAATCTTTAACAAGTTCATGCCGATTTTTTCTTCCACAGTTGCAGCTTGATGAGATGTCAAACGTAGCTTCAACTCTTTTTCGTCAGTAACTTTCCAAGTTGTGTATTTTAACGCCATTTAATTAACCTCCAATTCCATCAACGAATGTCAATTCAGACTGCAATGCAATCTTAAGTGTGAACTCGATAACGGCATTAACGCCGCCACCGCCCAGTTTAACGGATACTTGACCTTCAAAAGTGACCTTAGTACCGTCTGGGTAGGTTTGTTCAAAGTAGAGTTTTTTCTTGCCATCTGCTGCCTTACGTAATACACGGTAAGGAGCTGTTGCGCTTGAATTATTATAAGCGAACTTGTACTCAAGTTCTCCTGCGTCCCCGATACCAAACTCGTACTTCTTCACCGTATCTGCAAGAGTAGTATTTTCTACTTTTTCGGGCTCGATACCAAATTCAGGTACTTCCTTAAGCCCTACAAGATTCTGATAATTGCCTTTCGTTTCACTAAAGGCCAATTTAATTCCATTTGCTAACATGTTTAATTCTCCATTCTAAATTGAAAAACAAGCTCTGAGTCTAAATCAACGACACCTTCAAAACGCATGACCTTATGTCTCAAATGAGACGGGTCTGGCACGTCTTGGCAGTCAGTTCTTCGCAAACCTAAAGACTCAAAAATCTGATTGATTTTAACAGCTAACTCACTAGTGCTGGTATCATCAAAGATATCCACCTTATAGCGGATAGATGATTTTTGTTCCTGGTCATCAAACCAATCACCCGGCTTGTTTTGTTCTTCTAAAAAAATAACGACTGGGAAAGTCTCCCAATCGCTAGGATAAGTATCGGTCACATTATCTGCAACCTTTTGCAATTCTTTATAAATAACAGGCTTGATATTAATCATTTTATTTGTTCTCTTATCTTTCTACGGACATAATTCGAAATATTCTTAGACACACGCTCTTGATTGTCTCTCAAAGCTGGATAAAGATAAGGCTGGGCAGGTTGACCATACATCTTGTAGAACTCCCCAATCTTTTGAAAGTGGTACGGTCCTACATTTATTTGGTCTTCATGCACATACCAAGGATTAGACTTGTAAGTCACGCTGACCTCTGGAGAGATACCCGAATGGTTAGCTTGTCCTATTGGTCCTGTTCCAAACTCAACGTAAGGAGCGTATTTAAGGTTGGTGTAAACTTCGCCTATAGCCTTATCTCCGTCCATTTTTGCTCTAGTTTTGATACTAATTATAAGCTCTCCATCTCTCGCTGGTGCGAGTCTTCTTGCATCTGCTTGGACAACCTTTATAGTAGCATTGTGTACCGCACGTAAGACGATATCCTCGCCAGTTTTTTTACTAGCCAATCGTCTACATTTAGCTATAAGCCTATCTGCCCCTAGTAGCCCTGACACGCTCTAACTCCAAAACTTGATGATGTGTGTAGACCTTTTTAGAAATAACCCTGTGAGTCACTTCTGTCTGGCTATCGATACACACACCATCTTTCACTTTGATAGTAGCTGACTTGTTGGCATTTGCGTTCAAAATATCATTGACACGCTCGCCATACAATTCAGATTGTAACTTGCTACTAGCTGGCCACAATTCAAGGCGGACTGTCTCAGCTTCCTTGGCATATCCTTCTTTTACGACACCTTCCTCTGTGACAGTCTTTTCAAACCGTCGCATTGGATAAGGTTTCAGTCTACTCTGCTTCAAAAACATGACCTGCCACCCTTGCTAGCCTGTGCATGCGTATTCGCTGTAGAAGACCCGTAGACAGGCCATTTTCTCCGTAGACTACTGCTATACCACCTTCGGTTCTAGAACGCTCTCCTTCCGCTCCTGAGCGGTTGTGGAGCTCGATAGCAACCTCAGGTATTAAAAGACTTAAAGAAGGTGTCAAAGATGTGCGATTAGTCTCTGACAAGATAAGATTTGTAGCTCTTGTTTGGAGCAACATGAGAAGCTGAGTATCTTCTTCGCCTGTTAATTTCTTCAGCAACTCTATAGACATATCAATCCTCTTCTAGGAACTCAGGTTTAGGGAGGATTTTCTCAATAACATCTGAGATAGCGACACCGTTGCTGGCAATATTGTCAGCCAGCTCAGCATAGCGCTCCTCAGTAATCTCAAGTTCCTCTCCTGCCAGTCGTTTCACATTTGATTCCCAATCATAGAAATCTTGTTTGATTTTAAATTTCATAACTCGGACCTATTCCTTACCAGTTTTTTCTTTCCAGTTAGTTGTATCTGTGTCTGGTGCGGTTGATGAATTAGAAATATCCTTAACCGCTACATAGACTTTATCGGCATGAGTAACTGTGTCACCTTCTTTGTAGGTTGTTCCAGTTTTCCACGCTTTAGCACGGTTTACAACTTTACCTTGAGTAGATGGTTTAGCATTAGGTTTAGAATCCGCGATGGTAATGATGTATTTTTTGAAGTGTTCAAGCACAAATGCACCAGTGTAAAGTAATTGCTCTACCAATTCACCAAATCGACCTGGAATGTTATCGTTGTACTTAGTATTGTCTACTTGTACTGGAGATGTAACAACACCTGGAGCAGTAGCAAGGGCATTAACACCTTTCAGGAATTTAGAAGGAACCTTATAGACTGTGTAATCATCCAATTCACCAACATATCCTTTTCCAAGGACTTTCTTATCTGCGTCACCATGTGGTAGACGAACGATTTCAGACTTGATCGCTTTGTAGAAACTTGGAGTGACGAAGAGCAAGCGTTCTTTTGTAATTCCAAGCTCATCAAGTTTCTCAGACACATCAAGAACCGCATTATAAGCGTTGTTCGCTCCTGCTGTTTTACCCATGGCAACATTGTCACTTACGTTTCCAAGTGCTGCACCAAAACGTAGTTCATCAAGATATGGAGCGACTACTTCTGCAGCCTGACGGGCAATAACATAATTGATATTCACTTGACCATTAGAGTCACGTTCGTCCAATTGATCTACGAAACGACCCCAGTATTTTTCTTCATCAAGGGTATAAACCTTTTCTTCAACTTCAACGTGATCAAATTCGTTGTCTTTGTTACGTTTGTAGTCTTTCAACTCTGTTGTGTTACCAGTTGCTACTGTAAAAGAGCGACCTTGCAAGGTTACTGCATCGCTTGATGTCACAAGTGGTGTTGAATATGAATTTACTGCAAGTACATCCTCAATAATCCCAAGATGTTTCTTGCGTGATTCTGCTGTGTTTAATTCTTCAAATGCCATTTATTTTTCCTCTTTTCTTTTATTACAAGAAGTCTTTACGCCATTTTTCCGTGACTTCTTGCTGGACTGTTTGTGCATTTTTGATAGGTGCACTACCTTTCATACGTTCAGAAACTCCCTTCTGAACTGACTCTTCCCATGCTTTTTGGATAGAGGTAATAGATTCAGATACCGTCTCTGCGCTTGTCAAATCAACTACATTTACTAACTCAACAGGTAAGTCACGTTCACTTAACATTGCTTTAGCTTCTGCGGTCAATTCCTTGCGAGCAATAGCTTTTTCACGGTCAGCTAGTTCTTGCTCACGCTGATCCAACTGATATTTCTGTTTTTCATCAGCGTTCATCTTAGCAAGCTTCTTAGCTTCGTTTTCCTTGGCTTCTTGCTCAGCTTCCCATTTAGAGCGCTCGGCAGATAGCATCTTACCGATTTCAGCACGAGTGAAAGTTCGTTCGTGCTTTTCTTCCTGCACTGAATCAACATTTCCTTGAGTGTCGACAGTCTCAGTTGATTCAGTAGATACAGTTGCATTGATTTCTTCTGACATAATTGTCCTCCAGCGATTACGTCGCCACTCGATAATCTCGCTTTACGTCCGGCGACGGAACAGTGCAGCTTTTAATGTCATCGGCACAGTTTGGACAATATAAAAACCGTACGGGATTCCATACGGTTAGATTATTTTGTATTTTCTTCAATCACTTTTTTTACAAATGCTATGATAATCAGCATCAAAAACAAAAATACCAACCACCCGAAAGCGATTGATACCCAATCCCATATAAACATATCTTACTCCTTTTAATGTCACAATCAATCAACTTCATACGATAATGAATGAATGTCGGTTAATATTTTAGGTAGTAACTCAATCGCGCTGAACGTATCCGCCCCATAAATATTTAACTCTAATTTCACTGTCGCTGATTCAATTCCGCCTGTTCCTGAAAATTCTACGTTAGTTATCCCAATTTTTGCTTTATCCATTTTCAATCCTTTCTGGGTACGAAAAAAGCACTTAGATTTCTCTAGGTGCTTAAGTAATAAATTGCATTTTTATATTTTTTAACACGCTCGTAGTCTGTATTGGTAACAGATTTCAAACGTGATAAATCTGAGTTGTGTTTCAAATCTGCAAGTTTTACAACTCTTGCTAAATTATTTGATTTTACTTTCCCAAGATATTCTTGATAACTTTGACCTTTTTTCTTTGTCAAAATTTGTACCGCTGTAACAACTTCATTTGACAAACCAGACGCCAATAAATCGGCAGCAGTTATATCGCTATCCTCAATCACATCATGTAAAAGAGCGACAGCTTTTTCTTGTTCAGTTTTGACTTGACTGGCCACATAGAGAGGATGCTGTATGTAATCAACATCCGCTTTATCTACCTGCCCTGCATGTGCTTTTTTAGCGATAGCCAAAGCAATATCAATCATGCCGCTACCATCCTGTCAATATAAGTAAATGCATCATTTTCTGAAATTTCTTCAAAATCCGTAAAGTCATTAAAAAAGATTTTATTAAACCAATCTATGCTATTAACCCACTTTTTTTCAATGTCAAAAACTTGCATGACACCATCAATCAAACGAAGTACTTGAGCATTGTTCGTCGTTGTGCGGTAGTATTTAATATCTTTCACATCACTTCACCCTCTCTATATTTTTAGGAATCTCAAGCCCATTGCTTAAATCAAGCATTTCCTTAAATAATTTCATGCGTTCTAGATCAGATGTATTCGTATCACGATACTTCTCATAGAGTTCATGTAATGAACCATTTTTTAAGTCGAAACTTTCCTGAGTATGATACTGCATTTCAAAGTTGATACCATCTTTTTCAACGACTGTATTCACACCTTTGTATGGTCCATCTACTAACCAAGTGTTTTTTACTTTTACAATTTTATAACCTTCTGCGACAAGCTTCTGTTTCATCTTCAAATACTCTTCTGTAAAAGTATCGGAATCGAAAATAGTTGTGTACCTTAAGGCGTCATTAATCTTACTCACGGCTTTTGACAAACTTATATTTTCAACTAGGCTATCTGCAATAATTTTACGTGATAATGACTCAACTGTTTTCTTCCTAAATTCAAGACCTGCCAATTTGTTTTCTCCTGCGATACGTTGCATATCACTTGTAATTTTTGGCTCAACTCCTGAAATTTTGGACAATAGTTGTTCGCTATAAAATTTCGCCTTGGCTTCTCTTGTATCTTGATTATACACCTTTTCCCCGTCTTTCGCAACATACTTGCTATACCACTCTTTATAAGTCATATCGGCAGGCACGTACTCAACTTTACCTGTCTCTGGATTCCTTGCTCTGCGCTTCAACTTGCTGTAATCTGCGTCCTCATCGTATCCGACAGTAGTAGACCTACACCAAGGGTGCATAGGCGGACAATTGACACCAGGGACAGCCTTATCCCTATCATAGACCTGATTGTCATGCTCCTGACAAATGCGTGATGTACGCTTGTCTAAGACGGCCACAAAGATATACTTCTCTATATCCGCTTCCTCATAGTTGAGTAGCTCCATTTGGTTATGAAAAAAGGCTGATTCTGTCCGAACCAAACGCCTTGCATCGTTCTGCCCCACATTGAACCGCTCAGCAATTGCTTGTGCAGTTTCTCGTGTATCTCGGCCTGTCATAAGGCTTATGAGTAATTCATCTTTTATGCTTGATGTAAGCTTCCCTGTATTCTTCCAGATGTTTGTTGAGTACGTACTTCCATCTCCTACCCAACTAAAAGACTGTAGATGTTTAATCTCGCTCTCAGGAAGCCCAGAAAAGCCGTATGCTAGTCCTGTCTGCTGCTGCAGGTCAAAGGTAGCCTTGTAGTAACTATCCTTCATCAAGTCGCTATAAAAGGCGTCTGAGCCTGTCTTTTCTGAATGATAGATAGATTCACGCATACGGTCTAAATCATCACTCAAACGTTCTAGACGCTTCATACGGAAAGAATAAGCCGGACTATCTAAGTCAGCCAGTAGTCTTTGGATATTTGGATCATTCGGTCTCGCTTCAAGTACTTTACGAAGTTCATTCAGATTTTTCTTGTCTTTCATGTTCTTCAAGACTTGTCTAGCTTCTACCTGACTTAGACCATAATCACGTTGGAACTTATCAAAAATCTTATTGACTTCCTTATCCAAGTAAGTCTTGGCTTCCTGATAGACCTTATCGAACTGATCTGCCTGCTTTTCGGCCTTGTCCATCTGCTGGTAAATCAGATTGGCTTTCCTCTTCGCCCAATACTCCTGATTCTTCATCCTCTACCTCGTCTTCGGGTTTCGTGTTGTCTTGGTTAAACATCGGCATGTCTTCCATGTTCTTCTTTTTCTCTTCTTCCAAGGCTTCTAGCTCAGCATCAGGGTCTTCCACAAACGGCAAGAGAGAAATAAGCTGTCTATTCGTCACTTTACCTTCAAGGTTGTTCACGATCTGAGAGATTTCTAACAAGTTCTTAGGCAAACCACGACTGAATTGTGGAACGATTGAATGAGACTCTAAAGCAATCTGCTTCATGCCTAAGTAATGAGCAAAAATCGCAATACGCTGACGCAATCCTCGCTTATAGTTCGCTTCCTTGGTCTTAGTAATCATCTCAAGGCCCATCAGCTTAAATTCCATGGCTACGCCTGATGTATTCCCTGCGAAATTCTCATCAGTCAAATTAGGCACATGGCTAAATGTGTAGATGTCCTCTTTAAGAGCTGTACGCAAGATTTCAGTAGCACTTTCGTCCAGCGTATTCTTCAAGAACTCAGCCCTTGCACTATCGCCCGGCAATTCCAAAAGACCTTCTTCAGAAAGAATCTTCATTGCTACCTTAGCGTCTTCTGGAGTGTCTGCTAACTGCGTGCCATACAAGACAAGGATAGACTCTACAGCCTGTTCCTTATCATTGACACGATTCCCCATCAAGGAATTATAAGCGTCTATCAAGCTAATTTGTTGCTCATAGTCACCAATTGCAAAGTGATTGTTGCGATATTCGATAATTGGGATTTGACCAAGGTTGTGAGGTGTTGCCTCCTCGCTCTGAGTTGTTCCTGAATCTGTACTTCTCAGCACCATGTGATAGTGCAGATTTTCGGTAAAGACCTCAGCCTGGTGCTTGGTAGTGTCTTTCGTATCGTCTTTTACTTCATAGTAATAGACCGCAAACAAGGGCTTCCGCTCAATACTATCATCGTAGACCATGAAAGTATTCTCCGGATCAATACTAGTTGAATCCAACTCAGTCAATCCTTCTTTAGCATAGATGTACTCGTAAGCACGACCATAGATAGCCATGTTCAAAGCATTCTGAGCATCTACTTGGTCAATCTCAGCACCATCAAAGGCTGTAAGTAGTTCATCGATATCACCGTCAGCAGTATTGTTATACTTGATAGGATTGCCCATAAAATAGCCCGTAGCCGTGTCTGCGATATCCTTGGCATGATTAGCTACCGTCTTGTAATTGGGTGCGTTCACGTTGCGTCTCGTGTGTTTTAAGATAGCATGCTCACCCATGTAGTAGCTTTTAAGCTTCTTCAAATGTGAGCTTTCAGTGTTATGTATCGTTATCAATTTGTAAATCAGGTCTTTCTTCAAAGAACCCTCATCATATCCATCCCGTGGATAGGTTAAATATTGGTACATGTCTTTCCTCTCTATAGACCATAATCAGAACGTCTGCGGACGGTTGCTTTCCCACCTTCGATACATTGAAGGCTGTAACGCAAAGCGTCCATCAAGTGGTTGTTTTTATCCTCTGGTTTATTCAACCAGTTGCCTTCTTTATCTCGCTGGTAGCAATAACTATAAAATTCATCCATGATGTTTTTACAATCTGGATGCACATAAATAGTGTATCCTTGCAATTTTGATACGCCTGCCATAATACTATCCTTACCTTTCCGACTCTCTTTTATTCTAGATATGCCATGTTCTGACCTGAGCTCTTCAATCAGCCGTGACTCTGCGCTATCAGCAATGATTTGTGAGCGATGATAACCTTTGTCTTTTATCATCTTCGCAACTTCTTTGGTTATCAATCCGACTTTATACGCCTCATCAAAGACATAAATCTCTTTCGTCGTGTCATTTATCAACGAACAACACAAAGCGGTTGGATCGTGAGTAAAACCAAAGTCAAGACCGATACATAACTTATTAGCTGAATCTCGTAGCAATTCATCCTTATCGAAATCCTTGACGGTCACGTTCTCATAGATTAAACCTTCAGCAACTCCCCATTCACCATCACAAACGATTCTAGCACGCCTTGGATTTGTGTGATACAAGTCCTCATAGCGCTTAATATCGACTTCATCAAGCCACTCATTGCATTTGTAAGTGGTTGTAGTAGCGAATGTGTCAGCCCGTCTCGTCTCTTCATCGAAGAATACACGCTTGAGCCAATGCCTCTCATTCCACGGGTTAAATGTGACTGTGATTTGTTTAAAGAAATCAGGTACATCTAAGCTACCACGGATAGACTCAACAACCGTGCTGAACTTGTCTTCAGTCTCAATTTGATATGCTTCCTCGAACCATGCCCAACAAAGACTGCCGACATCGACCGTGATAGATGTGATTTTGAGTTCATCATCCAAACCACGGAATAGGATTTTTTGACCAGTCGCTTTTATGGTTATTTCAGGCAAAGACTCATTGAATTTGAATTTATGAGCGACCTTTAACTGATTAGCAGCCCACTTAAAATCCGTATAAGTCGATTGCTTGTTCGTATTCGAATATCTACGAATGACAAGCAAGTTAGCCCAAGTATATTTCAAAAGACGGATAACATAATTCAAAGCGGTTGTCTTGGACTTCTTCGAACCACGGGACCCTTTTACAACACGATAAAGATTTCTTGAGCGCCAGAACTGTCCGTACCCAGCTCCTACTGTCTTAGGTAAGTCAACGACAATATCGTTTTGCTTAATCTGGTATGTCTGACTCATTTGCAAACACCACCGTTCCAGAAACGTCTGCCTCTACTTTGTCTGTCCAAAGCCTATGACGTTTTCCTAATAGTTCGGCTGCCTTGATTCTGTCTTTTGCTCCAACATCAATATCCGTAATCGTTTGACCCAATTCTCCGATGCTTATCAAAGTCTGTTCTTGCGTCTCTCCTCGCATTACCGAGGTTAGATAACTAAGGACTTCTTGCTGGTCTGCGATTTTTTCAGAATCAAGCTGTTTCAACCGTTCATCTATATAACTTTTAATCTTAGGATTCTTTAGTAACTTATGTCCTTCAACGCCTGCCACTCTATCACTAGAAACACGATAACCTGCTTTCTTATAGGCTTCCGTCGCATTACCTGAGATGATGTACTCATCTGCAAATCTCTTTTGTTTTATTCTCAATCCACTCAATTTTCCATCACCACCTTTCGAATAATCAAAAAAAGCCACACGATGTGCGACCTTCTTGCAAGGCGACTACTACCTTGCGTGCGTATTAAATTTTGACTTCATTTTTATTTTTTGTAGTCTTTACAACCTCTGAGGGAATCAAACCCTCTAGCTTATAACTTATCCGGAATATAATTAGCTACGCAACCATGCGAGGTCCAGTCGCTACTGCAACCATTTTTAAGTTAATGAGTGATATATGAATGCTAAGCCTGTTGCCTACCCCATTCTGGGACACAAACACTCAAAGGAGAGGGGAGGACTTGAACCTCCAAGGCCATTATAGCCCCCTGACATTACAGGTAACCATCTACCAATTCTGAGACCTCTCTTTTCAATTCTTGATACTACCATTTTAACAGATTTTAGACTTCATGCCTGTACAGTTACTATCATTTACTATCAATTCTGAAATAATAATATCAAGCTCCTTTACTGCCTGTTTCTTCAAACGATAGTAAGTAGGAGAACTTATGCCCCTCATGCTGTCACAGATGTCATCAACGTACATCTTATTGATGTAAGTCATTCTCAAAATAGTTCTATGTTTTGGATTTTTAAGCCTATTGATCATCCTACCTAGTTGGAGCTTTCTGTTGATAACCTCTTTAGTATCCTGTTCTATAGCCTCTTTCATCACGACAAGCTGAGTATAGACATCATCAACTTTTCTAGCTTGACCACCTTGGACTTTGACGTCAATCCACTTGGGGCTTGAGAGCAAACCTGCCTCAAGCTCGTTAATTTCGTCTATACGGCTTTGGATGTCCATGTCCAGATCCTGCAACTCTTTCAAGAGCTCTTTAGCCTTGTTCACTCTCTATCTCCTTTGTGATATAATAATATTGTTTGAAATTATTGCTGAGGTAGAGAGTGCCTTGGCTTTTTTTAATGCTTAAATTCGTTGACCAGGTCCCGGATAAAGAACTTCCAATCAGATTCTCTAAACGTCAAGAAACGATCTGAGTAAAATTTCTAAGTCTTTTATAGAAAAGCATCTTTAGTTGGATTGACTCACCAACACTCAGTAAAATACCGGGGAAGCGATGTACTGAATGCACTCTATTTCCGTATCCAGAAATATCTAAATGTATTAACGTTTCTGGATATATGCGCCCCATACTAGCTTCAACTCCGAACTCAACCTTAACTTCTTCTACAATTGGAACTTCGTTAAAAATTGGTCGTGCAGAAAATATTGGCGACGAGACTTTTTGCCTTTTTCTTCTTCCTGAATATGGATATTTACAAGGTCTCATTTGCGTCCTCCAAAAGCTCCTTGTTTTCATAGACGTTGCCGATGATTTTCTCATATCCGGTCCACGCATATCCTTCACTCAATCCTTTTAGATAAACTGCAGGCATGCCACCTATGAATGTACCACCGTATTCTTTTTCTAAATACACTTCATGGAGACATCCTCTTGTACATTTAACGATGTCACCGACGAACACTTCCTTGCCATTTCTGTCAAACAATCCTGTTGATTGCATGAGTTCGATTTCGTCAGGATAAGCTGTAATGTAATCATTCATTAAAGCATCGTTTAACTCAAATTCTTCAATCTCGCTATCCTGAAAAAACATACATTTGACTGACATCAGTCTACCTAATTCATAATGCCACACTCTAAATTTCGGTATCATGCCAAATCCTCCTCTTTGACGAAAGCACCATCAATCCAACGACCCTACCGTTTTCTAAATCACGGTCAATAAACCATTGTTTGACTTTCTCTATTGTGTTCATGATAACTCCTATCTCTTCGTTAATTTTGGTAAAATCTCATTCACGATGAATATATAATTAGGTGCAAGAGTTGCTTTTAAAACAATTGCAATAACTAATGTTATCAAGCTTGCGCTTGATGAAATGCAACTAATTTTTAGTGGTATTTTTAAGTCCTTTCTTTTCCGTTCAATGCGTTCTAATTTAATTTCTTCCTCGGTTTTTCCTGTACGTATATCATAGGAATAAACAAAACCACCATCGTATGTAAAATATATGAGAGTTAAAACTGCTAAAACTACTGCAGAAACACTAAATATTACAATTGACATGATTTGAAAAAGACTGAAGAGATCATAAAACATCTTTTCTTTAACGAACATTTCATAAATCTGTGGTGCATTCCCTTTAAATGTTGTAAGCAAAGAACTTACTTCATCAACAGTCATATTTAGCATTTTTGCTAAAGCTTGTAAAATATCATCCATTAGAGTAACACCTCATCCCCAACTTTCACTTTCTCATACACGTCCTTCGTAACTACGAAAATCCCATAGTCTCTGATAGTTACTGTATACAACTTCCCATGCCGTCCTTTTTCAACGACACGCCCGAATATCTCAGCGCCAGCGTTATCAGCTTTATAGACAACCATCGGCTTTTTCTCTTCCAAATCTCGAATCCTGTCCATATGCCAGATGTTCAATCCGGCAGAGACAAGAATCCAGATAGCTATGAATCGTCTCATATTACCACCTCATATATAAATATTTCGTATCAATATCTTGTTCTAAAATACACTCTTTCAGTGACTTTAAAACCTCCAATGCAACGCTAACTGTTCCCCATCTATTTTCAGGTTCATACTGCACATACTTTTCAGGGTACCGTTCTAGTTCAGAGATACCGCGTTGAATGTTATCTAAAACATCAGCGATGTTGTACGTAGTGTCTTGATCAAAATCCCAGTTCATAGCAACTCTAAACATTCTTCCAAGATTGTAGGTCGGAGAACTATATTTAGGTTCAGCGATACAAATATAATCTCCACTCTCTATTTTTACTAATATTTCCAAATCATAACTCATCTACCTGATTCCTCCGCATTATACTGCAACCATACTAAGCATTCATATAGATCCCTTGCTTGCCTTTTGATGTTGCTTAATGATAGACTGCTCAATTTATCATCATTTTGTAAGACTTCTATCTTGAAATTTGAAATAGCAGCAGTCAATTCTTTTTCTTTTTTTAAATTTTCACTACATGACATCACTCCACCCCCTCAAAGTAACTATGAAATTTACTTAAATTGACAATAGCGACCTCTTCAACAGAATGCTTTCCGATGTCAAAGTCTGGATCATTCTTCCCAAACTCTTTTTCTATAGCTTTTTCAGCCAGAAAAGGCAAATCGAATATACTTGCCCCATTTCTTAAAGCGAGCGCTTGACCGTATTTGTTCACTATTCGATACCCTATATCAAACGGTCTGATTTCCCTTGGGACTTTTATGCATTTACTTTGATTCTTCATTCCTTCTTCAAGTGTTTGTGTCATCACTCCACCTCCTCAATCTCAATCCCTGAACAATCAAACACCCAGCCGAAGTTTGCGTCTTCTAGTTCTTTTTGAGTACCTTTATAATTCCTAGCTGTTATATCTTGACTAAAATAAAGAGTACTCCCTGATTGCGATTTGACCAAAGGCTGCCTATTTTTTAAAGTCACCAAATACCGCTTCTCTTTTTCGACCTCGTAGCCGTTAAGCCAAGCAAGACAGAATTTTTCGATGTTATTTTCGTAAAACCAATCAGGAACTTTCTTATCATAATGATCTTCAATTACTCTCATTGCACCGTAAACATGAAAATTGTTTTTCTTTTTAAATTCTATATATTCCGCCACAAACTGCGGAACTTTGACTGGTTGCGGTTCGTCTAGTTGTTCAAAGATTTCTTTTACATCCTTCCACCAAACTGCATAACCTTGAAAATTCCCAATTATTGTTCTTCGTTCCTCTAATTTTTTAATCAATTCCTG